TACGGCAGTAACAGAGCCGATACGATCGTAGAAACTTGCTTCTGATTTTTGGCTTTCTTTTCTTACAACAGGAGCTAAACGAGATCCATCTTGTTGGCTAAGATGAAATATGTTCGAGCTAAACTGTTTTACAAACGCTGTAGTAACTTCTTGAGACATAGAATCCCCCTGACAATTTGTTATTGTTCAAACAAACTACTCTTTCTATAGTTGCTCGTACTTAACGGAATTGTCCCTAAAAGGGATTCACTGATATCCACTGGGGTCTCCAGCTTCAAACTAGGACTGGGGATGAGCGCCCAGTTGTCCTTAGCCTATTTAACGGCTATTTCAGAAAAATAGTCAAGGCTACTCTTTAGGTTTTTCTGGATATGCCATCTCATGCAGCTCTAACATCTCTTGAACCGCAATCTTATGGTTCGGATGTGAGGGATTATGGTATGGATGCTCACGGTTCGCCATAGTCATGCCGATTTCGACTTTCGCGTCGTTTGGTGCTTTCGCATTAGAAGGACCTGTGCCATGCATCTTGTCTTCTTGCAAAAATCCTGAGAACTTAACGAAGGCCTTTAACAGCGCGGGATTAGAGCCAGCATCATTCTCTTTCAAGAATTTGTCTAACTCTGGGTCGCCCGTGTATTTAATCGCCTGTTTCACACGCTCCATATTCTGGTCGTATGCTTTACCCCACTCTTTTTCTAATAGGGCTTTCGCCTCGTCCTTCTGACCTTGGGCGAGCTTGGATCTTTGTCCTATGATTTCTTTTTCTTTATTAATATACCAGCCGAGTAAGTTTTGTGCTTGCTCTGGCAATATACCAGATTCATGCATTTTAGCTTTCACTGAGTTAAAGAACTCAGTGTTGATCTCAGTATCCTTAGGAGCATCCACCTTGTAGTCGTCGATCTTCTCAGGGAGGCCTAGTTTATGGTAGAACGCACGGCGCTCCAAGTCTGTCGCATGCTTACTCGGAAGGACGATCTTATCCGCCCCTACTTGCTTTTGAGCATGCACGAAACTTCTCGCAAGGCCTGTAAGGTCATGAACAGTCTTAAGTGACGACTCCTCTTTTAAGTCATCAGGAAGCATGGAATGCCAGTTCTCACCTAACACAGGTAAGCTAGCTGCAGCCGCTGCGTCTGGTGGCGGTGTGCTAGACGAAGCTGGTGGTGTTTGCTGTGTAGTCGAATCGCTCATGTTTAATAGCCTCCGATAATTGGTTTTCTAGTTTCTTAAGATCCGTGTTCATCTGATTAATGATCATCAATACAACTGTCCGCTGTCCCTCGTTGTACGCCATTTCCATAGGGTCGCTCGAGAAGACAGGATCCATCACCCGGTACTGCCTCATAAGATCATATAGAATGCGCTTACCAGTTTCTGACGTAAACAAGCTTTTATAATCAGCCTTCTTGGCCACATATTTCTTATGCTGTCTATTCATCTTTATCCCTGTATTGCGGGTTTCACTTTAGAAAGATTATCGGCAGCTGCTGTTTGTTGCTGTTGCTGGGCTGCTTGCTCTTGTGCTTGCTGACGACCTTTTCTGATCTTCTCGACTTCAACCTTAGGACGGATCATCTTTTGAGGGAAATTGTAGATACGAGCAATCTCCCTGATTGATTCATCCCCATCAAAGTTATCCAAAACCGTAGGATCTGCTTGAATGAACGGCGATGCCGCTTGTACTGTTTTAAGAATATTATCCCCCTCAGCTTGCTTCTGGATTCTAGCAATTTGGCTAGAGTACCGTACGCCCAAGCCGCCAGCACTTCTTATAATGTCTGGCATGGGAAGAAACAATTTCTTTCTGTCCATAATCTTAAATAATCTGGAAACGATAGGTCCCAGGGTCTCGTTCTGCTGACGACCTAGCACGGGAGCTAGCAGGCGAAGCTTCTCTTCTGTGCGCTGATTTACTTCAGTGGCCGTCATCTGAGGGCCTGTGCCTAATTGGAGCTGATCTACGAAAAAGGCTTCTCGGATACGTTGACGGTGCTTTTCCATCATAGCTTCACCGAAATCAATCCTGAAGTCCTTTGAGAGTAAAGCTTCTACTCTATCTGTTCCTCCAGCACGGTAGTAATTCACTCCACCAGGGAATGTCTTCAGCGGAAGTACGAACCCGTCATCTGGCATCTGCAGCGGAGGGTTGATCATCTTAGCAGCACCAAGAAGCGTCATCTCCGTCATCTTGTTAATTGTCTTAGCTTCTGGAAGAGCCGTCATGCCAGGGCCACGGCCATACTCCTCATCGGAGATCTTCGACCATCTGCCAATGATGAACGGGAACTCGTTAAAACCTTTTACGGAAATATCCTCGTCCTCATCCAAAACTGTGTAGTGGCTGATGAACGGAAAGTTCGAAAGCTTCCCGCTACTGTCCGTATCTGCATTTGGGTAAACGCCGTGGAGAAGCTTAAACACTTCATCGGAGTTTTGTTTATACGCGCTCATTACCTTCTTAGATAAGTTCGCTTCATCCAATCCGAAGTTTGCGACGATAAGCCTAGCTGGCCATTCGAAGGTTCTGTAGGCCTCGTCAATAAAACCTTTATTATTTTCTGATATATAGATATTGCCAATATGTATAGCCATGAACCGAACGATCGTTTCCTCGTCCTCTTCCATCAGCAGCGGCGCTGTGCCGAATGCCGGTAAATCCAAGTAATACTCGTGGATCTCTGTTTGGAAGTTCGAATCGTTGATCACCGTGTGCATGCGCCTGGTTGAATCCTGGAGCCAAAGTCTAGCGCCATCGTCAGAGTCAATATCAGGGTTTCCCGTGTAGAGCTCAAACCACTGAGTGTATGGGTTCGTTAAAAGGCCGTGCAGCGCACCTGCGAGAAGCTCGTTGGCCTGAATCGCGGTATTGTCGAACAGGTGAGTGTTTGTCTTCTCGCCCTTAGATCGTTTCGTAGTAATGGAGTTTTTGTTTGGTAGAATAAAATCCGCAAGCTCTTGCCAGTGGTTCTCCCAAATGGCGCGTTTGACAACTTTGGACTTAAACCTCTCCCTAAGCTCTCTCGGTGATAATGGCATTATGCTAACAAGCTCCCTACGTTTAACGATGACGTTTGATTAATAAGACTGGGCGTTGATCCAACGAGGAATCTTCCTGGCTGATCTATCTGCTGCTTCCTTGATTGCTGAGCGCCTTCTCTCTTCTTTTTTTGCTCAGCAATCGCCCCCTGGATACGAGCAGACACATCTGCTAATTGCTGATCGAAGTTTTTGCCCCCGATTAACTTGCCGACGCCTGACCCCTTACCTGATTCAGCTTTAATAATAGCTTGATCCACTCCAGAAATCTCATCGAGAAAACCCTTTCTCTGAGCGTCGGTTAGATCCTGCTCGGAATTAATCGCTGTTAATAGAGCTTGGCTCTTCTCTCTATTCTGATTATTACCAGAGTTCACTTCCTCGGTAGGACGAAACCAGCCTTGCTTATTTATTATCTGATAAGGAACCCCGATGGCCGGAGCCATTAGCGCTGGAAGGTTGTTTTGAGCTTCACCCATTTATTTATCTCCAAATATATCAAATTTATCGTCAGACTGCCTTGGGAGCTCATGCCACTTAATCCTGTGGCTTCCTTCTCTCACGCCCATTGCGAACGAACGAAATGCATCTGCACTATGGCTCGTCCAATTATGCAAAGGCTGACTTGAGAAAATCTTATTCTTAGAGTCCCACTTCTTCTCGTAGTTTTTCAAGCAGTTTATGCCCCTCTCACACTTTAGAGCATCAAACCAGCACTTATTCATTATAAGCCTAGAAGCATCAATCCCGTCCTTAACATCCGTCCTGGGTAATATCCTCGTCCGAAGTCCTAATGAGCGCAAGATCTCCTCCCGGGTCTTCCCTGTACCTAAATCCCTGGCTGCAGCGTCATGAGGGAGCACGTGCTCGTCATAGTCGTAGGGCTTTTTACGTAGCTCTTTAGCATAATGATCAATCGCCACACCTGAGTCCTCCAGATGATCGATTATATGGAACGCCTTGCCGACCTGCTGGATAAACCAGATAGCCGTCGTGTCCGCGATCCCCAAATCCCAGTACGTGCTAACAGGAACGGCCTTGTCATAAGGAACAATGGTAATGCGCCCCTCATCCTCAGCCTTTTTCATCTCTTTACCATAGTAAGCGCCTATAAGGGCGGCGGAGAAATCGCACTCGAATTCTTGAGCATATTCCTCATCCGACATTATTTGTTTAGCCGCCTCTAGCTCAGACATTGGAATGATACCTGTCTCTGATGCCTTATGAAGAGCCGTGTACCAATCTGGATTTTTTAAAGCCATTTGATATATATCCCAGAAATGGTTAACGCCTCTAGGTGTACCGACGAATATTGCCCACCCAAGTCTATCTGATAGCGCTGGTCTAATGACAGTCGCCCAGATCTCAGGACCCATCTCTGCGTACTCGTCAAGCACCACGCCATCAAGGTAAAGGCCTCGAAGTGACCCAGGATCTTCTGATCCTAGAAGGTAAATACGAATCCGATCGCCCATGTGCGGGCGCGGGATGTCCACCCTTAGCTCTGATTCATTAGCCTCATAGCCAGGGATGTCTTGGGCGTATTCTTTTAATATAGTCCATGCATTTCGTTTCGATTGTTTGAACGTGGGCGAAATATATGCGTATTGGCCGTTCTTAAGAGGATTTCTTAAACCTTTGTCAATAATCTCCATTAACGCGAAATGGGTTTTACCGGCCCTACGGTGAACGACTAAAACACTGAAGCGTTTAATTTCTTTGTGCAGCTTACTTTGTAAGGGTCGGGGCCTATATCCTAAATTTACAGTTACTACTTTCGACATTTAGTACCCAATACCCTTTCAAACAGACCAACCTCAGTTTATTAACCTTCGACTTGCCATCATGGACCTGACTCCTCAATCTTTTTAACGTCTCTCTCAACGTCGCCCTCTCTTATAACCCCCGTCACGATCACGATCGTCTGGGATCCCACCTGAGATACCTCAGTAGCAGGCCTTGCTCTGAACCTAGAGGAGTCATAGCTAGCAAGGGACTTATACGCTTGAATCTGAACGTTCTTACTCGAGTAATTACCCTCGTTAGTTTCGTCCGCCAGTCTTCTTATATTGTCGGCAATGTGCTCTGCTCGATCCTCATAAGCAGACTGAAGCATCTCTTTGAATTTCTCATACATCCGCTTCCACCTGGCAACGACCTTATAAGGAGGATATAGCTGGCCGTCGCAGATATCAGTAATCAAGCGCCCTTCGACTATCTCATCGCATATCTTCTGAGCAAGCTCAATGCTATATTCCCATCTTTCATCAGGAAGCCTCGTACT